TATGTATATATATCGCATACGCGCTCGGCACACAGGGGGGGTGGGGGTCGGCTAATGCATGATGGCAGGTTCGGCGGAATCGTCGGGATCTTCCGGTCGATCTGGCTCGGTCTGCTCGAGCATTGCGTCCAGCTCGGCCAGTAGCTCATCTGATGACCTCACCGTCTCCACTGTCTGGTGTTGCTTAAACATGCCCTGAGTCTCTCCGAGCAACTTGGCCGCTGTAATCTTGGCACTGTCGCTTGGCTCCGCTGTCAGCATCCACGACCGCAACGCTTCCAGCACTCTCTCTCTGTCCCCGACCGCTTGGGCCTGTGCATTGCGCTCCTTTTCCCGCCTCAACCGCTCCACCATCATGGTGACCCCACGGTGACTAGCCAACTTGCTTGCTTCATTGCGAATGACTGCGTCACTCATATTTTCCGTGTTGTAGCACTCCCTGTAACAGTCACTAATGCTCATAGGCTTGCCGTGCTCATCGCCCATTGCCAATGCTCTAGCAAATGCACGTTGTTTGCCCGTTAACTTCTCTTCCGTCTTACTCATGATCTCACCTCACTGATTCAATACCCCCAGCATACCATGAACCCAAAGTCCAGCACTTTCTACAAATAGAACTGATGCACTGAATAAAAAAAACTTGACAAATGCAAACACTGTCTAGGAGGCCACAGGAAGCTCTCTGAGACACGTTAGCCCTACCCTATGCCGTAGCATTGGTTGCCCCTCTAAAAGCCCTCACAAAGATGCATTGATTTTCTTATCTTTTTTTAGACGCTGGCACACTTGTTGCTGTAGTCACCAATTCACTGCTTTTAATTTGCTATATATAGTCATAAGACTTTTTTTCGTGATCCCTGTAATAAATGACTGGATCAGTCGTTCTATAAATAATTCAAATTATTTTGTCTAAAGTGTTGCGATGCTTCTTTGCTTCCATTAGACTCACCTATATCAACACGGCAACGGGGAGCCGAAACGAATCCCCACCGACTGAGGAGTCACATATCATGGCAAAGCAAAAAAGAGACATCGAGGCTGAGATCACTAACGCAATCGAGGCCGCAATGAATGAGCACGGCACAAACTGGATCAAGCCATTTAGTGGTCTATGCTCTATCCCCACCAATGCGGTGACTGGCAAGGAGTACCGAGGACTCAACGCCCTATGGCTTGGCGTTATGGGTATCAGTCACGCGGCAGGGTACGGCCAGTGGCAAACTATCGGCGCTCAGGTACGCAAAGGCGGCAAGGGTATCGGCATTACCGCTCCGCTCATCGTCAAGGACAAAAAGACCGAGGACAAGGTGCTGATCGGGTTCAGGCCCGCGACTATCTTTGACGCCTCTCAGGTTGACGGATGGGAGCCGCCAGTCGCTGATGACGGTGACAAGGTTGATCAAACCGAGGTGCTCGCCAAGGTTGACCAGTATATCGCCAACACTGGTGCTCGCATTACCGAGAACGACCAAGGCCAAGCGTGCTACATCCCCTCGCTTGACCAGATCAAAATGCCGCGACGGTGTGACTACACCGGCAACGACGACGCCAGTGCTACCGAGTCATATTACTCAGACAACTTGCACGAGTTGATCCACTGGACAGGCCACAAGTCACGTTGTGACCGGCTGGGTGACAAGTCAAAGCGCGGCTATGCGTTCGAGGAACTGGTTGCAGAGATCGGCGCTGTCATGCTTTGCGTCAAGCTGGGTGTGTCTGTTGAGGTTCGCGCAGACCATGCCAAGTACCTCAACGGCTGGCTCAAGGCGCTCAAGGATGATCGCAAGTACATCTCAGATGCCGCCAAGCTGGCGTCAAAAGCAATCGACTACCTCGACAGCCTGCAGGTTGCCGAGGAAGTACAACAGGCCGCATGAGCGGCCTTCACCCACTGACTGAGGAGTCAATTATGAAGTTTGCAATCTTATCAACTGTCTACTGGATCGCGGGGTTTGGCTTGATGCTCCACGGCATCACCCAACTAGACCCCGACACTGTAACCGCTGGGGCAGGCTTGTTTCTGCTGGCCTTTGTTCTGCTGGTCGCCAGCATTGTTGATCCCGATATGGGAGGGCGCTGATTATGAAACTCAAGAAAATTCAAGCGGAGGACTGGGAGGCTGGCACTTCCGCTAAGTATGCGGTGGTGGGTCATGAGCACATCCAACTCACCAAGGTGCGCGAACGCTACCACTACAACGGCAGAGACGGCTGGGGTCATTACGGGAGCCGAGAGGTCTGGAAGTGTGAAGGACTTAATCGGTGGATACGCAAAACCAGAACCCGAAAAGAGCTAGTCAATAATATCAAAGCCTGTCTTGAGGAGGACGCATCATGAGAGAAGCAAAAAACATCATCAGGTCAATCACGCCCATAGGCAGACTGGTGGCGCTATCAGAAGCCGCTGATCGCAACGGGTGGCAGATCATCGATGTGCAGGCCAACGAGACAGACGCGGTCGTGTTGTTCGACAGGGGCGATAGCCCTTTCGGTTCTGATCATCGTTTCGGTACGTCAGAGTTTCATTTTGCCGCTGGGCATTTTGGTCAGGGTCACTACGATATGACCCGAGACGAGGCGCAACTTGATTACAAGGCTCGCTGTGACCGTGAGTTTGTTTGACGAGACTGGATGTCTCAGGTAGCATCAGCACTTCAAATAACCGGCCCCTCACGGGGCCACCAATCTCTTTAGGAGGAGAATCATGGGAAAAGTAAATATGAAACAGAACGATGTCTACGTTGTGATTGAGATCAAAACAGACCGAGACACGTTTGTAGAAACAGTCGATACCTACGCGGTGCTAAGTGACCGCAAAGATGCCGAGTCGCTAAGTGAATTTCTTGAGCAGAAAAGCGGAGACAACGCCGACTATGTAGTTCACGAGGCACCTATGATTGCAGTCATGAGTGTGGGTGGGGGTTCGGAATGAGAGTCTATGGCTACAAGGGAGGTTCTGACATGAAGCTATGCACTGAATGCGGCAGGCTCGACTGCCACCCCAACTGCTCCGAGGCTGATGATATGCCGGAGCCTACCTTCACCATCTGGCAGGTGGGTAACGCAGTTGACACGGTGCTCAGATCAGAGAGCGCCATGCGGAAAGCCGCCAGCAAGCTGGGGTTTGACGCTGACGTTGTGATGTCAGAAGGCGAAGCCGATATCCTGCAGGACGGGCTGGTTGTAACTGGCGGTTGCTACATCAACGAGTACAACGAGGGCTGGATTTATGACTGACCTATTTAACCTAGTCATTGCCGCCACTCAAAATCCAAAGAGGGGTTTCGCTGACCCCTCTTTCCGACACAAAAACGTCAAGCGGAAACAGATAGATATTGCGGCCAAAAAAACTCGCGTAAGCCTCTTGGGCGCACAGAAGTTTTATGTCTGCGACAGCTTGATAGGTCATGCTTGTGAGGTTGTCGAAGCCAAGCCAAAGATAATGCTTAACATGATGAGCGCCGCTATTCCCGCATTCGACAATATGTGGATTGAATGGAACGAGCCAGCACGACAAGCCAGATGGAGTCAGGTCACCAATGACTTCTCTTACATTCGTCAACCGCCAGAGTCAGTCGGTATGCACATATACGCTGACCCGAATGGCAACGATGGCGGGTACTTGGTTGACCTGTATTTCATAGCGAACGAACGCTCTAATGGTAAAGGCACCGAGGGAAAGATAGGTTTGTCACCTTATGCCCTGAGATTTACCACTGGCGCTGACTTCGATTGGGAGAACTTGCACGAAACCCCCAACACGGCGGGGTTAGTATCTACCGCGCACTCCTTGGGCCTTGGCAAGGCAATTGACGCGGCTATTGCAAATCAATCCAATCAAGGTCCGCTTTTGCTAGGCACAACCTATACCGGAGGAAGTCATGGAAAGACACCGCCAAGGCCGCATAGCCCCTCCCTAGAGCGCCTGTACAAACAAGTTGGAATGATCCCAACCGAGGAGGTCGGCAAGCTGTGCGTTCTTGCAAGTGTGTTTGATAAATATGACCCATACCTACCCGTTGATGAGCGAATGGATAAAGCATTTCAAGATGCCACCAGAGATGCTCTTACTGGATGGCACGGCGAGATAAGGTGGGTAATCTCAATACTTGCATTGTTGAATTACTCGCACACTGTCATTGCGCGAGACCAGGAGCCAAGCGGTGCAAGACGCATAGCATATGGTCAACCTGTACCGCGCAACGAACTGCGAGTGGTCGAGATCGATCTGCCCAAGCCTCGCGGCACGATTCAATACGAGAAGCTGTTTAGCGGTTCGGGGGCCAAGAAGCGCCGCCATGTTAGGCGTGGACACTGGCGACGATACGTCCACAAGGACGGCACCGTCTCAACTCGATGGATACCTGAGCAGTGGGTGGGCGATGCGTCCCTTGGCACAATCATTCATGAGTATGAGCTAGTCAACAAGAGGAACAAGGCATGAGAGGTTTGATGTTTGTCTTGCTGTTGTTGTTAGCACTGGGGATCGTGGGAGAGGATGAGTATCAGCAAGAGATTGCTGATGCTCGCCACTACTGCGAAATGGTGGGGTCAGGTGTCTGGCCTCACTTCAACACTAACGTGAACTGCGAGGAGTAATTCATGAAGAACGGATGGAAACAGTGGACAGAGAAGGAGTATGTATTGCTCGTCTCTCTGATCCAGCAGGGGCTGAAGCCCAAAGAGATTGCCGCTAAAATGCAAGGCAGATCAAAGTCTGCGGTCGTGGGTAAAATCTACAGCGATAATCAGATTTTGTCGGTCTATCAACAGAACCGGAGTAACAGGAGAAGGCCAAGGATTGATTACCCTGAGCCTGTGATCAAGCCCAAGCCAGTGAAGCCGACGCCATCAGAGGCAGAGATCAAGTCTATTGCTGATGACAATCGCATCTGGCTGGCAATGGTGGGCGGGTTGACCAGTGCGGTCTGCTCGTTCAGCACCCTCCTGATCGTTCTGCTGGCGTTGCTATCGTGACCCCGTATGACGCCTTTGTCTTAGCGTGTGTCCTTTCGATTGGGGCACCGACAAATCAACAAGGAAGACAGGCGGCACAGATAGCCGAAAGTATTGCTTTGGAGTTAAGTCCACTGCAAATCCAAAAAGGCAGAGAGGAGGCTGTGCGTGTCATCGGATGACGCACAGATAGCCTTGGAAGAGGCTATGCAAAAGGCTGAGATGCTGGGTGAGGACATGGCGATCATGTCTGATCTCAGCGTCCAGCCACTACAAAATGCCGAGGGCGTCGTGCTAGAAATAGTGCGGTGTCCTGCGGCCCTCAAAAAGAATACACTGGATCAGGGGGGAGACTCCTAAACGGCGTGCGGTGGCGTCGTCAGACTTCTCGCGTTCCCCCTTCATGATTCGTGAAAGCGCGATTGTCATCCACCGCATTCTTCCTCCAGTAGACATGAACCCTCCCGCAAGCCTCACATCTCACATACTTCGTGACGACTTCTTTCTTCCTGACTTTCTGCCTTTCTTCCGTTTGCCCTCCGCAACTGCACTGCACTTCTGCGCCTCCCTCTTAGCCTTCCCCCATTTCCGCTTGTACTCCGAGAACGTCATCAGATACTGAGCTGACGGATCACTGAGAAACTCGTCATAACACCCTTTGTAAAATGATCTGGCACGGTGAGCACCTAACCGTTTGTCCTTGGCGAAACCTATACTGGTCTTGTTATCCATGCCGCCCATTTTAGTTTCCTAGTTTCTGTAGTTTCTTAGTTTCCCGCACCCCGTCAGCCCTTCTTCAGATGTCTAATTGGGTTTCTACCTCCCGCCATACGCCGGTCTGAGATCAGGCCGAGTGCCTCCTTCAGCATCCCCATCAACCGCTTATCTCTGCACACATCCAACCCGTCAATCACCACATCCTCAACAAGTCGCTGATGCTCCTGACTCAGTCTTTTTCTGATGAGAGACAGCGTCTTCCCGTATCGTATCAATGGCTCTGAGGCCATTGCGTCAGGGTTAGCCTCCCCTGCGCCCGCCTCATACCTGAGCGGCTTGGTGAAGATGCCTGCCTTTGCCGCCTGACTCAGGACATACTCACCAGCCTGATGCTCCTGCAAGGTCAGCAGACCGTCGATCAGATACCTGTCGATCAGGGTCTGATCCATGACCCTTGCCCGAGGTACGGTGCCGCCTTCAATCATGACGGCGTGGCGCTGATGCACCTCTGGAGAACCGAGGTCGCTGTACTTTTTAGAACTCATCAAAGTCATCCCAGCCCCTTCCCTTCAGCTTGCTCAGGTTTGTCTTTGGCGCTTCGATTTGCTTCTGGCTGTATTGGCCTGTCGATATGTCATAGTCGAGCAAAGCCATACCCTGTTGTCCCACCCACTTGAAGCGTGATTTCCAGCAGTGAACCTCAACGCCGTCCTCGCCTCTGTGGACTGTAATCCCGAGATCGGCTTTGGCAAACCATGCCGCTGACCCTGAGATGTTCATGCCCTTGGGGACAGAGTAGGAGCCGTCTTCTTTCGGATACATCTTCTGGGGGTGTGCCACAAACCAAACATGGATGGAGTGGGCCTTGGCGAAGCTGGTGATACGAGTCAGCATCTGGCTGATACTGCTATGCTCTTCGCCGCCAGTGCTCTCGATGTAGTTGTACGGGTCGATCAGGAGGCCGTTAGCGCCGCGCATGATCGCCTGCTTTGTTCGGTCGATGATCGAATCAATCGTGCTGAGGTTGCCGTCCTTTGACTCCAAGAACATGAAGTGGTCTTCGATGAATGACATCGCTTCACTCAGTTCATCTTCGCTCATTCGCTCTTTGATGCCGCTGTAGAATGGCTTGCTTGTGATCTTCTCTGCGAGCTTGGCAATGTGCATGGCAGGGGGATTCTCAAACGAGCAGACCGCAAACTTCCAGCCGTCACGCTGGGCTAGGTTGATCATGATCTGGTCGATAAACTCTGACTTACCGGAGCTGGGCATCCCCGTTACTATGGACAACTGGCCCTCTGCAATCGTGAACAGCTCGTCGATGTTGCCAAACCCTGTGGACGCGCCCCTTCCATGCCCGTTGGCGTAGATGTTTCTAACGTCATCAAGATAATCTGAAGCAGAATAGACACCGGACAGTGGGACAGGCTCAGGGTTGTCGAACAGCCGCTTGGTTTCCTCTGCACCTAGCTTCTCGACGGCGTCATTGCCATCCTTGACCGGCTCAGGAAACTTCACGCGCCAACACTTGGCCCTTCCTACCCGCCGAGCAATCTCCTCTGCCAGCGCCTCACCTGCCTCGTCCGCATCTGTTGCCAGCACAATCTTCTTGCAGTGCTCCAGCCGCTCGCGCTCGTTCCAGATGAAGTTAAACTTCTTGTCCTCCTCTGGGTCGATACGGTGCGATGACACCTTAATCGGTGCGCCGTTCGGGCATGACACCGCCTTGATCCCCACTGACGCCAGCGCAATCACATCGCACTCGCCCTCAACAATGGTCAGCTCTTCTTCGCCATCGTCTATCTGCTCAATGCCGTAGAAGGCTCTAGGAGCGCCGTCACAGGTAAATCCCTTGCCGTCAATACTCCGCCACTTGATTGCGGTAGGGTTCTCTCTGGGGCCGTACACGAAGCCTACAGCGGCCTTCTCCTCGCCTCTGAACATCTTTGTGCCGGTGGTCATGGCAGGGAGCGAGTCAAGATTGTCGAGTGTGACACCCCTGCCTGCGAAAAAATCTTTGATCTGATCTACGTTGTTGTTGAGCTGGGTGGGTAGCTTGACCACCTTTTTTGGTTCTTTCATGTGAGCCTCGTAAAATTTTCTGCGCCGGAATGAGCCTGATAATCCACAATGGTGACAGTGATACAGTGCGTGTTCTGGCTTTATAGTGATGGAAAAGGTCTTAATGTTTTTCTTCTTTCGTGCGTCCGAGCAATCTGGACATCGTGTCCTAGCGTCTGAGTTGTGACCTAGAACAAACTCTTCCAAGCTGTTCATGTTGTTGACTCCCTCCTTTTTTTCTGATATTTAACTTCCCTAGTAATCTCCTAGACTAGAATCTTCCTAAGTTTTAACCTTGGTAAGTTACTAGGTCTAGTAAATTACTAGGTTCATGGAATGACTCCTTTTTGAGCTTCGCCCCTCCCAGAGAGGGGCTTTTTTTACGCAAGCTCAGTCAGCTCATCCATCACCATCTGGGCGACAACTCGTTGCTCAGGTAGGCTCAGAAGTAGCATCTCGTCGAGTGCATCCTGCAAACCGGAAGGGTATCCAGCAGTGTGGCAATGTGACGTAAAAACTGGAGATTTCAGATACTTAACGGCGGAATCACGATCTTCAGCATAGTTGCACACCAAGTCTTTGATGGCTTGATTGATAACCTTGCTGTAAACGAGCCTATAAGTTTCTGACACTAATTTCTGCGCGTGGATTGTCTTTATCCACGCCTCCCCAGATGATGTGCTTCTCTTTCACTTGCCGGTCATTTTTATACACCAGACCTTGCAGACAGTCCAGTATCAACGACTCATCTAGGTCAGGACGCCGACTGGAGTAGTAAATCCTGATCATGACGGAGACATCCTCAGTGATTAGCGGATTGACAGATTGGCACTGTTGCCCAAATGACTTGACATAGTCGAGCGCCTTCTTTGACTTGATGAAAAGTGGCCTGCCTGCCTTGCTCTTCACAAGTCTCCGGCTATTCGCTTTACTGCATGGCTCACCATAAATCACCATATTGATTGACATGTTGCGCTGTCTCCGGCATTATTCGTTGTCCCAGTCATTCAGGAGCTTAGCATGAGCAAGATGGGACGTTACGTTTTTAACCTACAGGAGACTGCAAATGCAGATTCAGATCGACAAGCACATCCCCATTCCGAAGCGGACGAAGATCCCCGATCTGCCATTGGAAGCGATGGAGATCGGCGACAGCTTTCTGGCGCCTATCGACGCAAACAACCCCGTCGAGATACGGGCTCTAAGGCAGAGAGTGAGCCGTTGGCAACGTGGGACGACATCCCGTTTTAGTGTCATCCGAGACGGCGATGACATGAGGGTCTTTCGCGTAGCATGAACTACACCAACGTCACCAATCTACCCCAGCCGATATTCAAGGCGCTGACGCACAGTGACTACACCAGAGGTCACAGCAACCGCTCAGTCACCCAGCTTATCGACTCGCCTCGCGTCCGCATACTTCGCAAGGAGCATGACGACGACATCACCGAGGATGTGAGCGATATGGTCTGGAGCGTACTGGGTACGTCAGTTCACAAGATGTTTGAGGAGCACCACGCCGACGGTCACATGGTCGAGGAGCGGCTCTACGCAGACATTGACGGGTGGACAATCAGTGGCGCAATCGATCTGCAAAGGTCGGAAGATGACGGCACAGTCACGATCCTTGATTACAAATGCACCTCTGTGTGGTCTGTAATCTACGGCAAGAAAGAATGGGACAAGCAACTCAACTGCTACGCATGGCTTGCAGAGCAAGCTGGTAAGGAGGTGGGCGGCTTGCAAATCGTAGCGGTGCTCAGAGACTGGCAACGGTCGAAGGCAAAGCAAGACCCCAACTATCCTGCCGCACCGATGATGGTAGTCCCTATCCCCCTGTGGTCTAAGGAGGAGAGGAACGCCTACGTCAAGGAGCGGGTCGCACTGCACCAACACGCTGAGTATGAAAGGCTGACTGGCGGTCACATCCCACACTGCTCTGATGAGGAGCGGTGGAAAAAGGACGACTCGTTTGCTGTCAAGAAAAAGGGCAACAAGCGAGCATTACGAGTATTCAACTCTACGGAGGAGGCGGAGCAATTTATGGCAGACCAACAAGGTCTGGAGCTGGAGCATCGTGTCGGTCGTTGTATCAGGTGTGAAGACAACTGGTGCAGAGTTGCAGACTGGTGTGAGCAGTACGAGAACGAGGCATGGTCATGATTCAAACTGACCCCGAGTTCTACCGCAAGGTTGTCGCACTGAATCAGATAACCACGCGCAAACTCAAGATAACCGTTAGCGGAGACAATGTCAGGTTTTATATCAGCGACAAGTACGTTGGTGATATGAACTCAGGGCTGTTCTTCAAGCTAACGCCCAGTGAAATTCTCAAAACGATAGGAGTATCGAATGAGCACAGAAAGTCATGGCTCTCATGATGAGCCACAGGAGTACATCGCTGTATTAGCGTTGTTCGTGTCGGGGACAATACAAGAATCTGTTGTCCTGCGAATATCTGGGTATGAAGATGAAGATGCGTACACTAAGGCTAGACAGATTTGCGGAAGCATAACTGCCGATCTCCCCGCAGATTGTGTACACCCAAAGGACTATCCAAATCATCCTCAGTGGAGCGTTCTCACTGTGCAGAAGGAGCATGGTGAAGGCGGAATTGTTGACCTTTGCCTTGAGGATGACATCGTCAAGCTCGACTCGCGTTGGCTGGCAAACGCTCTTGGGGTGCGCCGTAGTACCGAGTATTGGACGAAGGTATCTCAGGGAGAAATTGTAGCATGACCGCATCTAAGACAAAGCACACATACGCCAGTGTGTGGAAGACACTCAGCGCCATTGACTGCTCTGAGAAAGCCGAGAAGAAAAACGGCTTGACCTACCTGTCTTGGGCGTGGGCGTGGGGCATCTTGATGGAGCATTACCCAGAGGCCACATACCAGTTCCTCAACGAGGAATGGGACAGCGAAGGCCGTGCCACTGTGTGGTGTAGCGTCAAGATAGGGGAGCTAGACCGCCTCATGTGGTTACCTGTTATGGACTACAAGAACAAGGCGATTGTGAAACCTGACACCAGAGCAGTATCTGACACTCGTATGCGCTGTCTGACGAAGTGTCTCGCCATGTACGGTTTGGGCCACTACATTTATGCTGGTGAGGATTTGCCCACCCAAACAGAGACTGCGGGAGAAGAAAAGCCTGCACCCAAAAAGTCACCCGCCAAGAAGGAACCGCCAAAAAAGGCCGACAACGTCACTCCTATAGGCGGCATACCAGACACCATTGGCGACTCTGAAGAGGCTTCCAAAGTGGTGGACTTTATCTGCCAAACGGCTGACACATTCGCCACTGGCACGGAGCAGGAGCTGATTAGTTTTTGGAGTGATAACAAGAAGGTTATCGACACACTGGACAGCGAATACCCTGAACATTTTACGCAACTGAAGGCGCATTTCGGCGCTCTCAGACAATCCTTAAAGAGCAAGGAGTCTAACGATGACTAAGTACCACAAAACCGATGGCGGTCTATGGCCTAACAAGGACAAGGCCAAGCCAACCCACCCCGACATGAAGGGGAATGTGAGCGTTAGCAAAGAGCAGATGAAGGGGCTGATTGCACAAGTCAATGAAGGCAAGGAGCCCAAGATTCAGATTGCCTCATGGAACCGCAGGGCAAAAGACACTGGGCAGGAGTACCAGTATATCACGGCTGAAGTGTTCTGGGATGCCGAGGCACAAGCGGCTCCCCCGCCCCCTCCTCCGCCTAAGCCCGAGCCTATTGAGTTTGAAGAGGACAACATTCCGTTTTGATCAGATCGAAGAAGCTATTGGATGCGGCGAAGGATCAGTCTTGCGTCAACTGCGGTGTCAGGGACGGCACCGTGGTTGCGGCTCACTACACCGGACTACGCGCACACCTGCTTGGTAAAGGGACGGGTCACAAGCCGCATGATTTAGCTATCGCTGACCTTTGCCACAAGTGCCATTACCAGTTCGATGTAGGTGGCGGTGGCGCAACCTTTGAGAAGAAGATCGACAAGTCAGAGCAATTTCTGTTCAACGTAGTCAAAACATTGATACGCCGGATTGATCAGGGCGTCATCACGATAGAGGGAATGAAGGATGAGTGATGGAGATACATCTACCAAAGAGCAAAACGGTCAAGCGAATGCGAGTGCTTCAGTCTCTGTGTCAGGAGTTTCCGCAGGTGGCACCACAAATACTGGAGGTCAATCTTCAGTCGAAGCACGGAGTAACTCTGGAGGTGAAACCATTACGGACTCACCGATCAAGACCGCAAGAAAACTATTATCGCAAGTGGTGCAACGGATTCGCAAAATTCTGCGGCTTGACACCTGACGAGATGCACAACGAGCTTCTCTGCCAGTGCTATGGTTCAGAAGAGATCGACACTAAATTCGGAGTGGTTCGTCGTCCGGTAAAACGTAGCAATGATGCTACCCGTGGCGACTACTCCGAGCTTATCGAAACATTATGCAGGGTGGCGGCAGGGATGGGTTATGACGTACCGCCGCCAGCCACAGAGGAGTCATTATGACGGGCAAGTTTACGCTCAAACTTGAGGGCGATGCCTACACGGATGCCATTGCTACTGCTGACAAGTTTCTGGCACTGATTCAGGAGAGACTAACCAGAATTGAAGAGCTAGTCGAGACAAACCTTGACGCCGTAGAGAATCTTGCTGGGGCGATTGAATCGTTAGAGAACGCTAAAAAAGCACTGAGCGATGCTGGTCAGGCTGAGTAAGCAAGACGCTCACGCATCAGAACTCATGGGCGCAGACACCGTTAAGCTGTGCGAGATGCAGGGCTTCCCACCGAGATTGGAGAACGAACAGCAGTCTCGCGTTGAGGCAAATATCTATGGGTTTAAGGCGGAGTTTGCTGTTGCTAGAGTGCTGGGTGTCGATCCGCCGACAGTCAATGTCTTGACAGATGGCGGCATTGATCTCTGGTTTGACGATATATCAATCGACGTTAAGTTTACTAACCGCGACGGTGGCCCTTTGATATTCGATAACCAGCAGAGGTTTAAGGCAGACTGCGCTGTGCTGGTTAGCAAGACAGACGACCCCATCGCCATGCGGATATGGGGTGCGATAGGGAAAAAGGCTTTTGTTGCTCAGTCCAAAACGCATGACTTCGGCTACGGAGAGAGACTGGTAATGGAAGCTAGCGAACTAAGGCCGATAGAATGGCTGTGGCGTCATTTGACAGAGAGGAGATTTAGATGACGAGGAACCTTCCCGAGTATGTATTGCCCCTTATCTGTGTGTGTTCTTACTCGTTGTGGTGTATTTTGTCGGCAGATGAAGGTGTTATTTTTGGGACAATGTTCGCGTTTGTAGCATGGTGAGCAAAGATATATGCTGATAAACTTAAACCCCGCCCACTAACAGGAGTCCGTGATGTTAAAATATCTTGCCGCTATTGCCACACTAATGATTTCTTCAGCCTTGTATGGTCAAACCGTGATCTACTACGAAGACGGTACAGCTTACACGCTCAAAGACGACGAGCATGTCTATGTAAGCAAGGCCAAAAAGGTGTATCAGAAAAAGGACTACAAGAACGGTAACGTGTACTTTACACACAAAAAGCCGAATGATCAGGTAGACCCAGAGGCGCTTCCTACAGACGATTTAGAACCGGGGTCTCCGGCTTGGTGTGACGCTTATACCCCGTATCTGTTCGGGTACACATTTGATGACCAGATTTACGAAAGAGCCTGTAACCAAAGCTAGGGTATTCGCCCTTCTGCGCGGTGATGTTCCACGTTTATTAGGTGCTGGTTGATCACATCTTCCTTGCTTTGTCCGTGGTACGGAACCGCCAGAAGCTCATCAACTAAAATATTGTTGAGGCTTTTTGCCTGATAACCCTCAGTATCGGGCGCTTCTGGCATAAACACCTCAGCCAGTATGCGTCCGAACTTACCCCGCCCATCTAGGTGTGTCCTGATTAGTAGCTCAGAACCCTCTGGCACCATCTGCTTGACGTAATTCTTTGCGAGAATGCCAAGAGCCTTCAGTTCTGGCGTTCCTCCGCGAGTTTCGCTCGTGTCTATGCCGTGTAGCCTCACCGACTGTTTACTCAGCAGAATGTCAAATCCAGCGTCTATCGTGAGGATTATGGAGTCTCCGTCCACTACGCGCTCACAAGTGGCCCTGTACAGCCAGTCCATCTTCATTTGGCTTTACCCACTATGTCGCTGTATCTGGAGTTAAACCTGTTCATCGCATCATCAATGCGCTTTTGTATCACCTGTTCTCTTTCAGCCAGTTCTATAGCCCTGCTGGGGGTTGCATTTTCCATCTGAGCCCGTATTTGCTTCTGCGCCTTCCTCAACGCTCTTAGCCGTTTTTCAGTCGCCTTTAAGACGGGCAACATCCTGATATATTCTCTGTTTTCGCGCCTGTAACTGCTTCTTTCTGAGCCAGTAAGTACATCGTTAGCTTGACGGTCTTTCTGCTGTAGGGTTTGCCTGCGCTCGTAATACTTCTCAGTATTTGCGCCTTCTGTTATTTCGCCATAAATCCTTCTGACGAACGGGATGTCTTTCAGCTCAACGTCTTTTGCCGGATCAGCAATCGCCTCTGGTAGCTTAAAGAATGTTCTTTCCGCAAACGTGCCAGCACCACCAAGTCCAAACCCAAGCAGGTAGCTGATGGCCGATGGAGGAACCTCTATTATTCCCGGCTCAGATTCATTACCACCAAAAAATTCACTCACAACCTCAGTAATGTTTTGCCATATCTGAGGCGTATTGCTGAACGCTCTGCGTGACAAAGGCTCTTGCGCTCCACCGAACGGGCTGTCTGGCGGATAAATGGGCGAGCCAAAATAGTTTTCGTTCATCACCAGCTCCAACACTGGCTTTACAACTTGCGGTGTAGCGGTTTTTGCCACAGAACCAAGATAGGTTTCGCTAGAAGATGTGCCGAGCGGGTTGAAAGAACCCAAGAAAACATTGGTTGATCTTACAGCCGCATCTTCTGGAGAAAGATTGCCAGAGGAAACAAGATAC